TTATTTTTCTGACGCGTATCCTGTGCGGCTCTTTTGGTGTACTTCCTCTGTCATTCCACTGTATTCCTTCAGGAACGAACCGTAATGTCGGAATAACATCTCTGGCCCTTTGTGGCCCATCTGTCCTGCTAGCCAGAAGAGGTTTGCGCCCTGGCTAATATGCATCGCGGCAAACGTATGTCTGGTCTGATATGGATTCCGGTACCGGACGCCAGCCTTTTTCAAAGTTGGCACCCACGCTTTTTTTCTGATCGCATCAGCACCGGCCCAAGCCTCATTCGTTTTCGGATCATGAAAAACAAACTCATTGAGCATAAAGGTGAAGGGCTTCTGATTCTTGATGGCCAGTAATGCTTCGGAGTCTAATTCTATTTTTCTGCGTCCTGCTTTAGTTTTAGTCCCCTTGATCACCCCCTCTACACTTGCTGTTATTACATGAGCTGTATTCCCGATGAGATCGAGGTCTTGCCACCTTATCGCGCATAATTCGGAACTTCTCATTCCAGTGTGTAAAGCAAATCTAAAAAGGTTTTCCCATTGAGCATTCATCGCTGTGGATAGGATTGCTTTCGCTTCATCAGGTGAAAGCGGATCAACCACATATTCACTTTCTAATCTGACATTTTCGCCCTGGTAGCGGGAGGCTGAGACAAGAGAGACCGGATTAGCCGGTAGTAAACCATCAGTCACTGCTTCATCTATTGCTGAGCCTAAAAACGATAATCTATTGCGGATAGTTTTCAGCGCTACCTTTTGGCCTTGTATCCAGTTTTTAATCATTGCAGGCGTAAGGTCTGAGACATTAACTTCATGCAGACTGGATAGGGCGCTCATACACTTCTTATAACCGGCGATTGTGCTTGGTGATAATTTGCGGTTTTCACAAATTATAATGTATTCATTCAGATACTTTTTAATATGTTTTGAACTTTGATTATTACCAAACACCTTTAATCGTACCGACCGGGGAAATTGATCAGCATAATTAAAGGTGCCTCGTTCTATTCTGTTGTGAATTTCACCCAAAAGCCGTTCAGCATATTTGATATTTTTGGGTGTCACTTCAATGTTAGAAAGGGGTTCACGGCATTTAACCCCTTTATGTGTGAATGTGATGTTGATTGTCTGTCCAGCTCTATGGCTACGAACAGTTATGCCCCTTGGGAGCTTTGCCGATCCCCTCTCGCCCACTTTGAAACCTCCGCAAGATCAATCCAACGCTCTTTAACACCATCAACTTTTAAAACCTGCCTGCCTTCGCGCCACACTCCGCGCTGAACACGCTTATTGATGGCTTCAACCGTCTCCCCCGTAGTAATGCAATACGCACTGATGGGGATGCAATCTAGACTAATCATACGAACCTCCACACTATTTATTTAAAGGCCCGCCGCACACGGGCCGTGACTAAAATCATTCTGTTGCTGGTGGTTCGCACATCTCAGCACTAACACCGTGGCGATTTAGTACACCGACAATCAATTCACGCTTACAACCAACCGCCGGAACGTCCCGCAATTCATTGACGAGCACTGAGAAGATGTGCCGTGGCAGCGATTTCAGCGCATCTAATTTAGCATCACATTTATACATTTCATCACGCAACGCTTGAGCTGCTGCTGTCATTGCAGTAAGTTCATTGCTCTGTGATTTGTATTGCTCACGCAGTGATAGAAGTTCCACGGCCATTTCAACTTCATTGTTAATTAACTGTAAAATATATTCGGCTTGTTCTGATTCTATTACGCTGCAATTTTTGTAAACTAAGATCGGTACTCCTGCAGACGTATCAATATTCCAATCGTTATTTTTATTCAGCATCTGCATTCCCCTCCGCGCTATTACCACAACGCTCAGCAACAGGCTTTTCAAGCTCTAAGCCCAACTCATTAACACGCTCAATACTCAGTCCAAGAATTTCTGCTTGCTCTTCTACTGAAACAATCGCATTTTTCCACTCAAATCCTGTTTTACTCAGCATCTGCATTCCCCTCTACCAATCGCCATCGCCAACATGAAGCCCAACCGCGCTGAGCGCGTTAAGCTTCTGGTTTGCCTCTTCTCTGGTATGTGACTCACCGAGCAAGAGATTGAAACCTCCCGAACCTGTGTAATATTCGGCATCAGGAAACTCCTTACGCACATCCTCACGCAGCTTAGTTAGCGCCTTGGTTAGTCGATAGAAGCGACGAGCGGCGGTAGGGCATTTTTCACACAGTAAAAAATAAGCTTGATGATCTTCGCTCTCATCAATAATTTCGCGGAGTCTTTCAGTATTCAGCCTTTTACCCATCACTCCCCCTCTACCGTGAAACCGGCTGCTTTGATTTGTTTTTTACTAAACTCAACGCCAGATACCCATGCTTCACATTGCTTTTTTGAATACCAATGGGCTATATGCGAAACCGAATAAATATCACAATCAGGGAATTCAACCGGCTTCCTTAGCTTCTCGTTTGCCGCTGATAACTCAGCTTCTGCTGCATTAAAACGGGCGCATAGTTCTTCACGGCTCCGCTTCCATGTGTCGGGGTGTAGAGGACCACAGCCATTTGGACAGGGTTCTATTTCGTTTCCTCCCGCCGTCACTGTGCCATTTCCGAAATTCAGTGAAACTCGATCAAGCGTAAAGCTACACTTTGCGCACTGCATTACTCCAGGGAGAATGCCGTCGCGCTCAAGTTCTGCATTGTGCTTCTGTGCTGCTTCAAGTTGAGTCGCTAAGTCAGTATTTTGTTCTTCAAGAAATTTAGCGTAATCACTTAATTTTTTTGCTGTCCATCCACCAAGCAGCATGTCATCAGAAACACCCTCTAGTGCGGCCTGCTTCAATTCGTCGATATTATTCATTAATACTCTCCCCAGCTATATGTTGAGGCGACAGGCCCAGCTTCTTCAGACGCGAGAAACTCCCCATTCGGGGTCAATAGAATGTTGCTAAAGTGATTAAATCCACCGTCCTTACTTGTTTTGACAAAACCCGCTTCTCTTATCCCTTTCAGACAAAGTTGAACGGTTTCACTTGTTAGCAACATTCTTTCCAGTTGATATTGTTTGCGGTAAATAAAAGCCTTTAATGCTTCTTCTTTTGTGTAGTGATAGCGGGAACGGGCAGCATTTTTAAGACTGCGTTTAACTTGACGGTTCCCCGGTCTACCTTGATATTTAATAATTTGCTCAAGACTCATGTTCGGGTAGTCAGGGCAGTACCAAAATGTCTTTTCTGTCTCCCGTAGAATTACCATTTGCCACAGCATTACGATTGGTCGGCCTTTCGAGTCATTACTATCTACATAGCGATAGCAGTATTCCTTATCTGACATTATGCTCACCCCTCAGGTTGGCGGCGAAATCACCACCTTTGCATTCAATGTGATCAGCGAATTCATGATAAGGCTCTTCATGATATCCATCACCACCACCTGCCATCCGTAAATCGCGTGCAATCTTGGTCACGAACTCATCAACACCCTGCGCCTTTATCTCGTTAAGCGCCTGATGCTTCTCATCATTGATAATAATTGCGTCGAATATCTCGCTTGTGTCACCGCTGTAATCGACAATTCCAATGGCCGCCGCAATGCGAGCTATCTCTCGACATGCTTTGTCATAATCAGTATTTTCAGACATAACTATTCCTCAGCAGATTTGCTGCCGGTAATGGGGTGGGGGGGGGTTAGACCTCATCCTTGAGGCTTTGTGATTAAGCGGCGTCAGTGAAGTTCATGCGGTTAAAAATGTGACGAACGCGCTCAACATCACCAGCGCAATATTTCGCCACCAAATCAATCTTTCCGTCACGGACAAAATCCCAAACCTTACTACCATCAATATCTTCGCCAATTTCTGAGCCTTTCAAGTCCAGCCCAAGGACGCGACATAATTTATCCAGTTTTACTCTGCCTTTGTATCCGGCCCACTCCGTCATCGTATCGAATAATGATTTATCCCAAGACTTAGCACCAACAGGCAGGAAGTGTGGCGGTCTAACCCCTAAAACAACAGCTCGCTGAAACAGGAATCTAAGGTCAAAATCAGCAACGTTATGGCCTATAAATACCGGCGGAGTCTGGCGTGATGGGTCATAGTTTTCATGCAAGAATTGGAAGAAGTCTGCGAGGATATGCTTTTCTGCATTAGGCCAGTCAGGACTAACAAATGTTTTTACTTCCCCATCATTCACAGCAACTGAAATACAGCAAACATGCCCAAAACCACCATCAAAACTTGTTTTTCTCCATTCTTCTTCGGCGGCTGACTCGCGATTTACATCAAGCCACTCCTTAATGCTTTCAGCTTTTTTGTACTGCCCTGGCGCAGTAATGCCATCAGCAATGGCTTGTTTAACTGTTGGGTCTTGCGCTGGAATGGTTTCAATGTCGATAAAAATATTCATGTGATTTCCTGTGTTTTAGATAGCAGAAATTCTCGCAATTTATGGCGATCTGCTTGAATTTTGTGAGGGTTATTTCTTTTTGCTAGAACGGCAGTTCACATAAAGCATGCAAAAATCCACTCAACCCATTAAAAACATTTACTTTTATCGTAACGAAAGCCAAATTTATCAAGTTAAAACCAAATATTGTTAACGATTTGGGTAAGAACTATGGGGGTGTTAGCCGCTAAGCGTAAAGATAGCATCTTGACACTTTTCAGCGATAGCACCTAATCAACAAAATGCCGACCAGAACTTAGAATACCCAGTTGGCCATGCCTATCTCCTGTGGTTATGGAGGAGCCCCTGAGAGATTACCTCCCGAGGATACCAGAAGCATCCAGCATTATTGGTATCTGCTCACCCGTCTTGTGTGTGACTAGCTCTATTTTCATTGCACCACCCTCATTGACAAAACAAGAATAGCCAAAGACTTCTAAGTTTACAATTTTTTGAATTATACGATTTTGTAAAATTACAGGGACTTATAAAACAATAAAACCCTTCGAATGCTTACACATTAAAAGGGTTTTATTTTTCATTTATCACTAGTAAAACCAATCAGTTAAATAAACCAGATCAAAATTTACTTAACAATATTAAATTTATGTCATTCAGAACGGAATATCGTCGTCAAAATCCATTGGTGGCTCGTTATTTTGTTGCGCCGCCTGCTGCTTCCCCTGTGCGTGTTGCTGGCCCCATTGCTGCTGATTCTGTTGCGGGCCTGATTGTTGCCGTCCTTGGTTCTGGGTTCCCTGTGAATCGGCTTGCTTACCGCCAAGCATTTGCATCGTACCGCCGACATTAACTACCACTTCCGTTGTGTAGCGATCCTGTCCTGATTGGTCTTGCCACTTCCGTGTTTGCAGTGCTCCCTCGATGTAGACCTGAGAACCTTTCCGTAGGTACTCACCAGCTACTTCTGCCAACTTCCCGAATAGCACAACCCTGTGCCACTCAGCCTTTTCTTTTTTCTCGCCAGTCGCTTTATCACGCCAGCTTTCCGATGTCGCGATCGTGATGCTGACTACCGCGCCGCCGTTCGGCATATATTTAACTTCTGGGTCTTGGCCCAAATTCCCGACCAGGATTACTTTGTTTACGCCTCTGCTAGCCATTCACGCCGCCTTTTGTGGTTTTAGTTCTGTGCTTCTGTGCCTGAATACTTCTACGCACTTAGATTGATGATCTGCTGAATTTGCCAATGCATTCCATGCTGGCTTGTAAATCCCCATCAGTTCATCAAGATACTGGCAGTTACTCGCTTGTGATGTGAAATCAGCAAGTATTTGATCGGCGGTTCTCAAGTGCGGGGTATTTTTTGTTTTCTGTGGCGGAGTCGGTTCTTGCTCAGATTGCTGTTTGTGCTCATTAGTATCAGCATCTTTTGCATCATCAATAGCGAGTAATCCATTTAAGCAGTATTTTCTGGCATATGAGCTCGTCGATCCGGTAACTTGCGCTGCATCCATGCCTTTCTTTGACTCTTCCTCTCTAGCTAACGCTGTCGCTTCGTGCATTGACTCTCCGTCAGTAATACGCGCTGTGGCCCTGACGTAGTGGCGCGCACCAATCATCACAACTTCATCGCTAATTGACAGAAATAACCCTTTTAGCAAAGGCTTGACTCCTTCTAAAATATCCTCACAGCTTCGATAGTTATATTTACCGAACGAGTTGTACTGATTCTTTGGCGCATTCAGAACTTGCTGAATACCTGCCAATTTTGCGTAAAATTCTTTGCTCATATCGGCCCTTAAAATGGTTGTTCACCCAAGAAGTAGCGCTTATTAATCCACTCAAGCCGCGCCAGATTTAGACATGCTTGCTTTACCTTTTTTTGCTTCTTTCTTCGGTAATACAAAGCATCCTGAATATGCTCCTTGCGCTTCAAGATGCTTTCCGATTCTGTTGCTGCGAGGCTCATTTCAACCCCCGATAAAATAAGCAATTGGCTACTTGAAACAGGTCATTGTTACCGACGCGGCGAGCATCAACCGCGAGTAGTTGGAGTGTTTTTACGATATCCATTAATGCTCACCTCGTTGATTTAATATCTCGATAATCCGCTTAGCGCCGTTTTTTACGTTGCGAAATATGCGGTCGAGTAGTGATTCAGAGCAGCCCACGCAAGGCCACCCTGCACAAATTAGCTGTTGCATGGGATACTCCAGATTAATTAGTAGGTAATTGCGATTGCCGAGACTTGGCCTTTAGCAATGGCTTTAACGCATTGCACGGCACATTCTTCAGGGATACCGGTAGCGACTAAATCAGCCACGGCCTGTTGATTGATAGCGCGCTTGTGTTCGACGTTAGCCGCTCGCGCCGCTGCTTCATCAGCAATTCGTTTCTCTTCAGCTAGCCGGGCATCTTCTTTCTGCTGCGCTTCACGCTTAATGCGATCTGCTGCTTCCTGCGCTTTACGTTGCTCGGCTGCGATAGCTTCCTGCTTCTCGCGTTCAGCGCGCTTAGCCAATTCTTTAGCATCACGTTCAGCTTTAGCGGCGGCATCCTTGGCGGTCTGTTCAGCTCGTTCCTGAGCCAGTTTTGCATCTCGTTCACGCTGTTCTGCGGCTTCAATGTCACGCTTAGCTTTCTCTTCAGCCTCGCGTTTAGCTTTCTCTGCTGCCTGTTGAGTAATGAATTCTTCGTGGGCCTTACGCAGGCGCTCAACTTCGTCAGCTTTCTCTTTGGCGTCACGGTCGAAAGCGTCATTCATCAGCAGGGCCATTTCGTGAGCCACTTCAATTTCTGCCGCTAACTCTTCAGCTTTCTTCTTGGCTTCAGCTTCCTGCTTAAGCCGTTCCTGTTCAGTTTCCCATTCAGTTAGTGGCCTGCGTGTTTCGTCACGCAATGCATTACAGGCATCAACAAACCGCTTAATTTCTGCCTCAGCAGGCTTAACAGCTTCTTTCAGCTTTTTCAGGTAATCACGGCCAGGCTTTTCAATCGCTGCCTTACTGCTGGATACGGAGGCTGCCAGTGATGCAATCCGCGCTCGACCTTTCGCTGTTGACAGGTCAGGGACTTCATTAACTTCCTGTCTAATCTGGTCGAGGTAACTATCAAGGCCGTTCGTGACGTACAGCGTGGGGTAGGATTCAGGCTTAATGTCGATTACCACCAAGCCGGTGTTTTCGTCTGCCATGCTCATTTCCTTGTGTTTAGCCCACAGCAAAACACCGACAGTTGTCAGTTATTTGCTCTGGGTGGGGGGGGTGGGGTTATTCGTCGTCGATAATGCGTTGGTGAGCAGTCCAGTCGTATATCTCATCTTGAGTGAACTGGTGCCCGTCTTTCTTCAGTTGCTCATACCCTTTTACTGCTTTAATTGATTCTTGAATATCACGTTCCATACATCACCTCATCTAGTGGTCTTATTGCTAAGCGATTACCCAGCCATCACGGTCTTTATAGTTAATACTTTCTGATCCGTCGTAATCTTCAATTTCAAACATTGAACCTTCAGGTACCCATTCAACTTTTAACTGTTTAACTCCGCCTTCATAAGCGTCAGGGAAAAGTTCGTTAGCCACCTGAATTGGAGTTTTATCAATCTCGCAAAGCACCGCTTTCGCCAATTCAACAGAAAATATTAACGCTTCATTATTGCGATTCCATGTTGACCAGCCAGCACCAAAACCCGGCGAGTATAAAACTGCCACATTTCCATCCCGCTTTAACTTTTCCACCATCATTCAGTCCTCATTTACCCGCCAATAAAAAAGGCCGCGTTATGCAGCCTTGAATCCTGTAACCTCAATCCGACATATCGGATAGGTATAAAGCTTGTTGTCCTGAATAATCTTCTGTGCAGCTTCCATGCTGTCAGCGCTGTCGCAGAACTTAATGTTCTCGTAATGTGCGCCGTCGTCGTTATCTGGCTTACCAGCCAGAACAGTGAAAGAAAGTGCCATTCTCTTACCCCTTAACTATTATTGTTCGCACCAGTACTCAAATCCTGAGTTGCCAGCAGAAATATTTGCTTTTCCTCTAAAGGCTTCTAACTGCTGGCCTTCATCGTTTTCAGCCACATACAGACCATTGACTTCCAGAAGCTCGTAAATGTTGCCAACCGCAAACCCATCTCCACCATCTTTTACACAAATAATGTTGCTATCTAGGTAAGTAGCCATCATGTAACCCTCCGATCTACCTCGCTGTTAATGATTCGGACTTACGGTAACCAGCGCTGAATATTGCAACGCCAGGCAAACAACAATTGTTAATAGAGTCGTAAACCTTCGTTGTGTGAACCATGACCGCCAAATCTACGCGATTTACTGGCTTACGGTTCAATCGCAGAGTGGGGCGCTTAATCTCACGCGACTCTGGTTCTACGATGCCGTGTTGTGCGTTGTATGCTGCCGTGAGAGCCAAGCGCTTATCGTTACGGCGCTGTCTTGCGTTGTCATAACCTTGATGAGCCATGGTGTTACCTCCAGTTAATGAGCTTTGGTGATGAGACCCTGCATTCCGACGATTGCTATGCACTCGTATCAGGGAGCCTTCGCTAATCCGTTTCTCATCCCAAAACTCATTCGCTTTGGTTGTTTCGTGCTTTTCAGCGCCGTTATCTTAAAGAACACTTCCTGTCGTACTTTTTGCGTCCTGCCGTTTCGATGGATTCAATATATGCGCATTGCGCAAATGCGTCAAACGCATATTAATAAATATAACTCGCATATTTGCTATTAATTTGAAATATAAGCATATTTATTTTTACGGATATGCAGATGTGACCCTTCGCACCCATCTATCAGGCGTGAAAAGTGTGATGTGAGTAGTGTTTTGGGTGGGTGGTGAGATTGTCAGATTACAGGCACAAAAAACCCGGCAGCGGGGCCGGGTTGGCTGGGTTATTTAAATACTCGGTCTAGGGCCTTCTCATACTGATCTTTGGTTTCACACATGGAAGCCATACCAATGATCTTACCTATGTGTCTTCGAAGCGCTTTCACTCCCACATCGGAAAGGAACATGTGAATTTTGTCACCTCGCTTTCCGTTTTCTTCTCTATTTTCCTTAGCAATATCTAATATCTTCCCTTCGCTTCTGGCTAAGGTTTCATATATATGTCTTTCCGTGAACCACCTGAAATTGCCCGGATGTCCGCCTTTTTCAGGCTTCTTTAATTCATATAATCGATACCACTCATAGTACAGCTCATCCGGAAATTCCTTCTCCCATGCTCTCGCCTCTTCCCTAACGTACATTTTAAATGCTTCGATAACTGCCTGTGCGGCAGGCTCATAGCCTGATACTGCATATGCAACACCGCGAATACCAGATTTAGCGGATGCATTCATCAGTCTTTGAGCTGCATCAGCTGCTGATGCCCTGCTTGCCGGGAGCACTCCTTTGTCCCTTGCTTTTACCAGTAACTTGGCAATATCTATAACAACACCAATATCAAAACCATGGGCAATAGTTGAGTTATTGGATCGCGCCTCAAGTTGAAATTTAAGAGGTTTTTCTAATTTATCCTCTAATTCAGGATCGCGCATGTCGCTCATAAAAGGAGCGGACATTAACCGGTCAATGTCGCGTGCAAGAGTGCCTATTTGGAGGAGTTGAGCTAATCCCGTCTTTGTCACCACCGGGGTTTTAAATTCATCATTCAGAACGTAACACTCAGCATCTATACCAAATTGATCTTGAAAGTTACCCATATGAGTAGCTTTAAAGCCCCATCTGGCTAGCGCGCCATTTTTTGCCTGTTCTTTTCTTTGTTCCGGCGTCAAGGATTTAGCCCTAGCCAAACCACCTTTCGATTTACCTGATGATGGTTTATTTTCTTCTTCCATTTGTAAGCACCCTTGTTGTGAAATGTGCTTGCATTATATCCACTGTATATTCATACAAGCAAGCATTTGTTTTTTTACATGCTTGCAATGTGAGAAGGCAATAAAAAAGGCCGCCTAAGCGACCTTAATCATCCCCACCCCTCTATGGGCTAGCAGTGGGTTAGCCGTGACGACGGTATGTTTGCGGAACGCTCCCAATTACCTTCCCATAGATTAATACACGGTTCATTTCTTCACGCTCTATCGGGTCCCAAGTTCTGTACCTGTCGCTATCTGACAGAACAAATAACTGAGATTTCATTTTTTGTAGTCTCTTAACGTGAGCAGTGTCGTCATAAAGAAATGCGTATATGCCATCACCATCGAAGTTATTAACGCTTACATCGACAAAAATAAGATCTCCAGGCTCTATAGTCCCCGACATGCTATCTCCGCGAACATTGATCATCTTCACAACGGATGCTGGCCGATTGCCGAAAAGGCGTCTAGCTTCCTCTGGCGTGTATTCGATTGATCTTATTACCTCAACGAACTCTTGGTTATTGATGGAACCGGGGCCAGCGCTTACAGAAATATCTAAGCATTCAATAATGTATGAATCTTTCCATTTTGAATGACGCTTTGTTTCGCCTTTTTCTACGTCCTTATCGGTAAACAAATCAGCCACTTCAACTCCTAGAGCGTCAGCAATTTTGGTGATTGTTGATTCAGTAAACCCCTGCTTCCCTGTCTCAAGGCGTGAGATATTCCCCACATCGCTACCAATCGCGGTGGCTAACTCAAGGATTGTCATTTTCGCAGCTTTGCGAAGTTCACGTATACGCGGTCCTATTTTCATAACTTTATTAAATCTCTTTTTTGCGTCCCTCGCAAAGCGCCTTGCGCAAACTTTACTTATCGCATAATATGCGTATAGCGCATTTAAAGGGGTAAAATATGCAAACACCACTAAGGAAAATGCGTGTAGAGAAAAAACTGACGATCGCTGAGGTGGCACTTGCTGTTCAGTGCGATGTCGGGAACCTAAGCCGAATCGAAAGGGGTACTCAAATTACCTCTCTTGAAATGGCCGAAAAACTTTCTAGGTTCTACGAAGGAATGATTACCGAAATGCAGATTCTCTACCCGCAGCGATACATGAAAGCCGTAAGCGACGCAGCTTAAGCACCACCCGCTCATTAACTCCTCTGCGCTGAAAAGCGCCCATTAAAACTAAGTCCCCAGATCCTCGGGGAGGAATAACAACATCTAAACCACAAGGGAAGTATTACGCATGGAACGTGCAACCACACGCAACAAGGCTCGAATCATTGAGGGCCAACTACTGAACAAGATTGCATTACGGGGCGTCACTGACATTGCTGACGCTGTTGGCGTTGATAAGTCACAGATATCCCGCTGGAAAGAAAACTTCATTCCGAAGATATCAATGCTTCTAGCTGTTTTGGAATGGGGAGTAGTCGATGACGAGATGGCAAGGCTGGCGAAGTCAGTGGCGTTGTTGCTCGTAAAACAAAAATCCCAACAGAAGGGCAGGGATTCCGAACAAATCACAATAAATTTTTGAGGTTAAAAATGATTTTAACTCTGAGTAAAGCCGCACTTCTAAGTTCCATGATTTTTCAGGCCCATAAAGATATTCGCTACTACTTGAACGGGATCTGCTTTGCGCCTGATGGGAAGTTATACGCCACTGATGGGCACCGGGCATTTATTGGCGAGCATGAAAGTAAAGAACTTACTGAAACCATCATTGTGGCAATCAAAGGCCCGAAGGTGACTAAGTTTGAAAAGGCTGAGATTGATACTGATAGCGGCCTTGTGGCTTACCTTAACGAGCATGGAACGCGTGTAGGTGCCGGTATTTGCGAAGTGGTAGATGGTCGATTCCCTGACATTCAGAGGATCATTTCCAACTTCAAAAGCAAACCTACTGATGAGATAGGATTCAACGCTGGATATCTAGCTGATATTGAGAAAGCAGCAAAACTCTATAGCCCTAAATTCTGCGGCATAAAAATTAAACCAAATGGTAACACCGATGCTTCCATCGTAGAGCTTCATAGCGCCTTCGATAAAGCCACCGTAGTCATCATGCCAATGCGCATCTAATCATGAATATCCCAAATGAAAATGCCCCAACAGCGATAACTGTCAGGGCATCAATGCAAATTAACTGGATCAATTCACAGGAGTAATTATGAACGAGAAACCAATTTTGTTCAATGCCGAGATGGTCAACGCCATTCTCAGTGGTCGCAAAACGCAGACCAGAAGAATCATGAAGTCTGATTGCATGGAAATTGCCGAAAATGACGACGGCTTACTTTGGCCGTGGCGGGAGGATTGTGAGCGTGGTGGTGATATCTGGTATCCATGCCCGCTTGGGGCGGTCGGCGATCAGCTATGGGTTCGCGAATGTTTTTCAGATTTAGTTAGCTTTGGTTTTTTTGATGGTGCCGTACCTGACTTTGTGCCGGATTACTGGTACTGGGCAGGCGGCAATCCTAAGTGGGGTGATTGGACTAAACCAAAGCCATCAATCCACATGCCGCGCACTGCTAGCCGCATCAACCTGCTCATCACTGGCGTTCGTGTTGAGCGGTTGCAGGATATCAGTGAGCAGGATGCAGCGGCTGAAGGGTGCCTGTACGGAAAAGGGAATGGTGAAATTGATTTGGCTGTGAGGCCAGAGAATCACTTCCCTACTTTGTGGGCATCTATCTACGGCGCTGAAAGCTGGCAGGCTAACCCATGGGTATGGGTAATTGATTTTGAGCGCATGGAGGCCAAATGAATACAGCGGAGATACTTCAATTTCCCTCTGAATCAGGGGGGCAGGAGCGACGTGTGGTGGATACCGAAAACGGTTATACCCGTATCGCTAACGAACTACTTGAGGCGGTCATAGGCTCTGGGTTAACTCAGAATCAACTCCTGATCACTCTGGCGGTCATTCGCAAGACATACGGCTATAACAAATCGGCTGACTGGGTGGGGAATGCCCAGTTGTCAGAATTAACTGGCCTACCTGAAACGCGGTGCAGCACGGAACGCAATAAGCTCGTCAAAATGAACATCCTGACGGTAACCGGCAGACAGGTGGGGATCAACAAGGAGATATCCTCTTGGCAGACCAAGTTTAACGGAATCTGTAAACCCTTTACTGAAACTGTAAAGTTTACAGAATCTGTAAAGAAAACCTTTACTGAATCAGTAAATCCGACTTTACAGAATCTGTTAAACACAAAAGACAATAATACAAAAGACAATAAAGACATTAAAAAGATATTACCGGCAGAAGTTAAACCGGCCGCTGAAAAAGACAAACGAGCCACTCAGAAACCCGTCGGATTTTCCCCAACTGAAAAGCATGAATCTTTGGCTGCCAGGCTAGGGGTTAACCTGCAAAACGAATTTGAGGCTTTCTCGGATTACCACGAATCGAAAGGTTCAAAGTTTAAAAATTGGGATGCCGCTCTGAATACTTGGCTTAGAAATTCGGTCAAGTTTAGTGGCAAGCCGTCTTTCTCCGCTAAGCCTCAAGCCGTATCCAGCCGTGCAACGTCAGATAACTTCTCAGCTAAAAATTACGGCTCAACCGAATACCCTGGTTGGGCGGAGGATTAACCATGCCTGATTATCAAGAACAGATCGCAAGTCTGGAGAAGGAATTGAGTGCGCTCAACTCCCCACCAAGAGTTATGCCAAATACAACGGTTTTTACTGAGACGAAGAATTGCTACTTGCATGGCGAGTTTGAAATGCGAACCAGAAAGGCCGATATGTTTAACCGAGTGATGAGCCATACGTCATGCCCCGGCTGCACGAAAGATGAAATTGCAAAGCTTAAAAATCTCCTGCTGAAAGAGTCAGAGCGGCGCAGAGAGTTTGAAACTGTTCGCCTGATGGAACTGCTTGGTATCCCTGACCGATTTAAATCAGTGACGCTAGATAACTATCAGGCTGATAACTCAGAGGCAGTGCGTTGCCTGAAACTCTGCAAAGCCTATGTATCTAAATGGCCTGAACGTCTTAAGCAAGGTGGTGGCTTGGTGATGTGTGGTAAACCCGGCACTGGCAAGAATCATCTGGCATTTGCCATTGCAAAGCAGGTGATTGCAGATCACCAGTCATGCGCACGGTTCACGTCAGCGCTCCGCATTGCCCGAAACTTCAAATCAACATGGAGTAAGACAGCCGAAAAAACTGAGGCTGCTGTTATCGAAGAGTACACCTATCCAGACCTGTTGATTATCGATGAGATCGGCGTCCAGTTTGGTAGTGATGCTGAAAAGATGATCCTCTTTGAAATTATCAACAACCGCTATGAAGACATGAAACCAACCATCCTGATAAGCAACCTGCCGAAAGACGAACTAAGCGCTTTCATTGGTGAGCGAGTGATTGATCGGATGAATGATGGCGGCGGTTGTACGCTGGCGTTTACGTGGGATAGCTACCGGTCGAGGGCTGCATGATGGACATAACTAAATCTCGGGAAGAGTTTGAGAAGTGGGCAAATAGACTTCCATCCATATCCATTACTGGTCGCTTAGAGCGATGCGGCGAAAACTATGTTGATGATTATCACACGGTATTTTGGCTAGCTTGGAAAGCCAGCCGTGACAGCATCGAGGTAGACCTTGACCACCTTGGATACATTCAGGTTGAAGAGGATGTGTTTTATCCAGACTTGGATGCCATCAGGCACCTACTTGTATCAAGCGGCATTCGAATCAAGGGAGAGGGTGAATGACATGAAAAAAACAACAATTGTAGGATGCTTTCACTGCTTAAAAACGCATGCGGTGGGCGATAGAGTGAAACCGGATGTTTATTCCGGCGGGGAATGGATTACTGAGTGCCCTTTTTGCGGACGCTCCCAGTTCGTTTCTACACGACAATTGATGAAGATTAAACGGGATCTAACTTCATGAAAGCATTAGATAGTTTTACTGTAGAGCAGCTAAATAATTTCATCGAATCAGACCATGCGCAATGTGGTGATGTAGCAGCACTAGCCCGGATCGCGTTAGCTGCAAAGAGAGCTGAGCCAGTTATTAATGTTGGATTTAGAGGTGGCTGGCCGATACCTGAGCTGCTTAACATCATTCAAGGATGCAGGTCGCTTCCTGATGGCTTTCATGATTTCTACACAACCCCACGGTTGAACTCTCTGGAGATACCGTGGGGTTGGATTAGATGTAGCGACCGGATGCCTGAAGTTGGCGATGTTGTTATCACCGCTTACCAAGGCTGTACAAATGTTGGGCAAATGGAGCGTTCTGGGAAAACTTACAGATATTTCACATCAATTGCTTCTGGGCGAGAATTGCCAGCAACCCACTGGATGCCACTACCCGCCGCGCCGGAGAAGCCGCTATGAATACCGAAATACTATCCCATATCGGAAACACAATATTCGGCAGTTACCACAATGATTTCTGTCCTCAGTGGGACGAAATGTTAAATAGGATTCTTGACTCTGGTGAATTGGTTGAGTGCCGAAGTGGAATCGTCAGCTTTAAGTTCGAAGGAAAAGAGATAGATATTTGGGCCAACAACAAATGGTATGCCTACGGTAAAGTTTGGAGAATTAATGGAGTTGTAATTGAGAGACCACTTCAAAAGCGTCCAAGATTCAAAACCATGCAAAAACTAAATAACTTACATACCGAATTATGGCTGAAGGAATCAAAGGCTAAATATCAAGAGCTTATTAGGGGGATATGATGGATAAACAGAAGTATTTACTTCTAAACGAAAGCATCAAACAAAACGCAATAGCAGCCATCAGAAATACACCGCTCGATTTCAAATCCCCCAAAGAAGTCATCATCCAAGAACCCAAGCGAAGCATTTTGCAAAACAACAAAATGTGGCCCTTGCTTACTGACATTGCCGAACAAGTATTCTGGCATGGCGTGAAGTACAGCAAGGAGGACTGGAAGGACTTAATCACTGACCTTGTAGCAGAAACCAAGAAGCAGGAACGCAGACAGGCACCGGGCATTACAGGTGGCTATGTTCGCTTTGGTCATCGCACAAGCCAGATGAGAAAGAGCGAGATGGTAGAGATTATCGAAGCCGCTTACTGGTTTGGTACTGAGCATAACGTGAAGTTTAGCGACGACGCCAAGCGAGATGTGGAGTGGGCTAACCGGTTCGGTGACAAGGGAAAGGTGGCAGCATGAGTGAATCTGACTGGCTAATAATTTGCGCGTTCATCTGCTCTGTAATTTATGCAGGGATAAGAGGGAGACGAAGATGAACAAGTTACCAAAAAATCGTAACTGCAAAGTATGCAAAACGAGGTTCAAGCCAGAGACCGTATATCAGTGGTGGTGCAACGAGGAACATAGAATTGAGTATGCAGTCCTCATCATGAAAGATAAGCGAAGTCGAGACCAGGCTAGCGAATTAAAGCGAAGGCAGGAGAAAGAAAAGGAGGAAAGAAAAAAGTTAAAAGTCAGGAAGATAAACGCACAGCCAAAAAAGTATTGGATTAAGCAAGCACAGCAAGCCGTTAACGCATTTGTAAGAGCACGAGATTCAAACCTACCCTGCGTATCATGTGGCACCCATTCAGCAGCACAGTGGGACGCCGGGCACTACAGAACAACCGCAGCAGCACCTCAATTCAGATTCGACCCCCGACAAATACACAAACAATGTTCAGTCTGCAACCAGCACAAGAGCGGGAATATCGTTCCATACCGCGTCGAGATGATTAAGCGCATTGGCATAAAGACCGTTGAGGCTATCGAGAATAACCACGAGCGCCGCAGCTACAGCGTTGAAGAGTTAAAAGGTATTCGTGATTACTACCGGCTGGAATTGAAGCGGCTAAAAGAAACTCAGGAGGCAGCGTGAATGTAACTCAGTTAAAACTCACCAAGGATCAGCATGATTGGGTTAATGGCTGGCTTGAACTGTGGGGCGCATGGGTTTATTCAGGAAGATTAGAGAAGCGCATGAGCAGCGTTATAGCTCAGTATATGGCGACGGTAGAACCACAGAAATATCCAGATAGGCCGATGTGTAATGACGATGACGGAATGTTGATTTCTCATGTCGTAGATTCTGTCATGTACATTGATGCAAAGGCCTTCGGGATATTGATGAGCTACTACGTGAACAATTCAACTGAATACGCAATATCAGTCTACAGCTACAAGAGTGCAAATCCCCGCAAGATAACCACACGTGGAGGTAATCGACTTAAGCGCCCATCGCTATCAACCTGCCGCAGAGAAGTTAAAGAAATACTGGATGCTAGTGTCTTTATGATTTACCAACCGCTGCTATCTGCGATGAACAGTCGTAAACGTGTAGGTAAAATTCAGAAAGTTGCTTAGAAAGTGTTGACATGTTTGAACAAATGAGCAATGATAAGTAGGTAAGGTGCCGTATCTGTCTTAAGTCGGTGCCGCAAGTATAAATAAGCCTCGGTTAATCGCCGGGGCTTTTTGCATTTAAATGATATGCGGTCGGTACATTGTAGGTATCGACGCCGGAACCGTAACCGGCTTCACATTCGCTTGAGCATCACTGAGTAATGGGAAGGAAGAATGCTACCATCTTCAATGATTATTGATTTTCTGAAAGTATCCCCAGCGATCAGTTTGGCGGATTACCTTCAAAACGCCGAAGATTATGCTCTGCTAGCACACCTTGTTTCAAATTCTTCCAGCGCTCCAGGGCAAGAGCGTAATGTTTCTTCCTTAACGGGAGAGCAAGAAGACCAGCTTGAGTAAAATCAGGTTTTTGGCTAATGAGATATTTTAGACTAACTTCGGCCTGATCTAATTTTTCGGCGGCTTGAGACAAGCGGCGATCAATTATTGCCATAGAGCATATGACGGCACCTACACCCGTATATCCTAGTTGCATTAGATATTGCTCAACGAGGGGAAGGAAGTTATCACTTTCCTCAAGTGACGCTTTTCCGGTGCCATAGAGAAGAACAAACAGCAATTCCTCAGTTCTAATTGTCTCAGGAAGATTTTTCAAAAATTCTAAAATAGTTATGCGTGGGTCGATGCTATCCATGCGATTAATCTTATTTTGCAGTTGTGGTTAACCGAAATAATATCATAACAGACAGTATTTCCTAGCGGTTGTGGTGACGGCTGGAAACACGCGCCGGGCGTGAGTGGTATCCCGGTACTTATTCAGGGCTGCGCTTATGCGTGGCCTTTTCTATTTATAACCCCCGACAATGCCGGGAAAGGATTCCCCGGATGGGGGGTGGATATGAAAATGCACAGGTCACCGGATATTTGGAGTCTGATCATCACGTGGATCGGAGAGCATCGCGGCGAACTCATTAGCGCTGGGTTGGCCGCAATTATGGCAATTTTGCGCGGTATGTACGCGGGCGGGGGGCGGACGCAAGTCATGCTTGATGCTGCAATGTGCTCACTCATTGCCTGGTTTATTGAAGACGTACTAACAATGTTTGGCGTAGAGCCAGGCTGGACATTAATACTCAGCGTATTTATCGGCTACATGGGTACTGACTATATTGGGTCGGTACTTAAACGCATTGTTGGCAGCAAGACAGGGGGCAGCAATGAAAATCAATAATTTTCGTTTCAGCCAGCGCAGTGAAAATAATCTAAAAGGTGTTAACGCTGACCTGGTGAAAGTAGTGCGACGGGCATTGGATCTATCGAGCGTTGATTTCGGTGTTATCGAAGGATTACGCACAGTAGAACGGCAGCGCGAACTCTTCAACGCAGTACCAAAAAAA